ACCTTCTGAGTTGGTCACGCTCGACCGCAGTATGAATATCGGGAACATCGACAGGTTGGGATTTGATCGGATCAATCGCGAGAGCCGCGGTGGAACGCTGAATGTGTTCGCTGATTCCCAATGGCCGAAGGTTGAGACACTTCTCTTTACCGTGTCTGCAATTTGTGAGGAAGACGCCGCACCAGTCCTGAACTTCATCGAGAATCACGTGGGCGAAGAGGTTGGGCTTCTGACCCATGAGGGCCGACTGTGGCGTGGCTTTGTGACCAACCCGACCGAGGCGGTTATTCAGGATCGGCAGGACTCGTTCACGATCAATGTTGAGTTCGAAGGGAGACGCGAATGATCTTGCAAGCCCCGTATCCCACGCTTCAAACGACAACGATCCTGCCCGACCCGGAGTTTAGCGACGGGGAAGGTGCGACGGGTGAGGCGATCCCGAGACGCACCATGAACAACGTCGTTCGCGTCTACCGCAAGACCAAGCCCCGTCGCCGGTTGACTTGGCAATTCCGACTGACACAACCAAAGGCGATCGAACTTCTTGAATTCGTTCGTGCGTACTTCGGGTCACGGGTAAAGATCACAGACCACAACAACCGTCAGTGGGTCGGTTTTCTGATGAACAATCCCATTGAGATTCGCAGTGAGCGTTCGGGCAGACCGGACGTCCAAGGCATTCGAGGCGAAACGTACTCAGCGCAGATTGAGTTTGAGGGGGAAGAGGTTTAGATGTGGGTCCAGCGTTTTCGTAGTTTGATTGCGCTAATCAACGAGAGACTGACCTTGTAGCGTTTGGCCAACACACGCTGAAGTGCATCTGATTTACGAATCGCTACTACTTGCGACTCGGACAACTTTGAGCATGCACTTCTCTCACCCTTTAACCTCAACATACATCCACGGCCCTTTCGCCACATATCTTGGACGTTCATTTTCTGAGTACCGAGAAACAGATGCCGCGGATTGCAACATAGTCGATTATCACATTTGTGACAGACTAACTTGTCTCCGGGGTCTTTTCCGTAATGAAGGAAGTAGGCGATTCGATGCGGCCCGAAAGCGCAGTAGTTCAACGACACCACTCCATAACCGTTACTACTAGCTGTTGCAGCCCACTCCCAGCAATCGTCCGCCCCACCCTTGAAGACCTTGGACCAGAACCGTTTAATCTGCTTGTCAGTCAATTTCGGAATCGGGGTGTGTTTTCGCATAGTCGCATGCTCCAAAAGGTGTACGCGGAGAGTGTACCATTTCAGTCAATAAAACTACTCTCGCGGTAGAGAGTCAACCAATACACCACCACTTGTAACGGTCGTAACGATGAGAACCATTTCGGCAAATGCTCTCGCTGAGATTACCAAGACGCACGGCGCAGAACCAGTAAACATCGTCGAGATTCGATGGGTAGAAGGCGGTTCATGGCATATCTACGCAGATAAAACCATTCCCGGCGTAGCAGCCGGTCGGATTCTCGATTTTTCTGCGGTAGATAGCATCGTCAGCGTGACGAGTGGGTCAGACTCGAATCAAATCAGCCTGACGATTGATGATTCCGACGAGACAATCAAGCACATCTTCGATCAACATGACGTACACAAACGCGATGTCCGCGTCTACCAGTGGTTCGAAGGTCTTGACCTCTCTGACAAGTTTCTGCTGTTCCGCGGGCAAATCAACTCTCCCATCGTGTGGAATGAGGGTGCGAGAACTTTCTCCCTAGATGTCGTCACCCGCGTCGAAGAAAAGGAAGTCGGGTTCTCGGCCGAAGAGGGTCAGTTCCCGCAGATTCCAGATTCGCTGATCGGCAAACCGTGGCCGCTTGCATTCGGCACGGTGCTCGACCTGCCGGCGCTGCGGATTGCGAAGTCGATCACCGGCACGACTCAGCAGGGAGTTGGTATCATCAGCGGCACTGACCTTCATAAGAAGGTCCATCTGGTAGATGACGCCGACCTGCAAGACGTCGGACCGCAACTCGCCCAACTGAACACGCAGTCGAGTCTGCTGGCGCAAGTAGCAACCGACTGGCTCGGAGTTGACGACAGTGTGGCCGACCGGTTGCGATCTCAGATCAACGCCATCACCCACCAGATGTCAGTGATCCTCGCACAGGCTGCACTGTCGTCGCAAGTTGCGCAGGAACGGCGAACGCAGGACGTCGAGCGGTTCAACGACCCGGTAAACATCGGTCCCAGCGAGATCAACATTCTGGGCGGCGAGGATTTCCCGCAGGGTATCCCCGTGCAAGTGGATATCAACGGCGGGCTGTTCACTGGTGTTTTCGACTGTCAAACGTTTCGCATCACCAGTCGCCGGCATCCAGATAATGAAGCTCGCGCACAGGAACTCTTTGACCAGTCCACAGGCGGGATCGAAACCTCACAAACGGGGTTGCAGACGCTGTTTGAGCAGTCGTTGCTGGGTAATAACATCATCGACATGGAGATGCAGTCGCCGCGACATATCAACCCGCCGCGTCACATCCAGACGATTGTTATCACCAACCCGCCTACCCAGCGACGGACGAACGTCACGCAGGTCGCTCAGCATTTCTGGGCGGACGCCGGGAGTCAGGTGCGACTGATCTCAGACCTTCCTGAGACGCACATTGTCTCTATCGTGCCCGGCACAGTGCTCGCCGTGAAAGCCTACAAGCAGTTCGAAGGCATTCGCCGACTCATCAACGTACCCAACGAGTTGTGGAGTCAGGTCACGGAGAACTTCGGCCCGATCACCGCGGAGACCGTCCGACTGACAAAGCAACTGTCGTCGATCCCCGATCAAGGCTGGGAAGACAACCTCTACGTCACGTTCGAATCGTCAGTTGGGCCGAACACGGTAGACGTGATGGAATACCTGATCGACACGTACTCAAACTTGTCGAAGGATACGACCAGCTTTGACGCGGTGAAAACGAAACTGACACCATTCCCTTCTAGTTTCGCCGTGCTGGACCGCCCGCAGATTCTCGAACTGCTGCGGAAGATCGCGTTCCAATGTCGGTGCGCACTGTTCATCAAGGATGACACGGTCCATCTCAAGTACCTGCCCGAAGAACCGGCTGCCGACGATACGATCACTGAAAGTGACGTCGCCGCCCAGAGCATCAGCGTCACGCTGACACCGACCGAAGACCTCGTCACGAAGATGGACGTCACGTGGCGACCTACGTATGCCGACGACGACGAGCGGAAGATGATTCTTCGGCACAACGTTGCGAAGTACGGAGATCAGGCCGAAGAGTTCGACTGGTTCATCTACAACCAGCCGGACATCATTCGCAAGGCTGCGACGTTCTGGTTGATCCGCAAGAGTAACACGTGGAAGCGGATCAAGTTCAAGACATTCTTGAACATGCTCCGACTTGAGACGTTCGACACGGTGTTGCTGGACTTCAACCGGACTTTCGTCGCCGACAATGACGTAAAGGCAATCGTCGAGCAGGCCGTATATGATTCTGAAAGTAATTCGATCGACTTCGAGTGCCTTGTTCCGGTCAAGGCCGGTCAGATGTCGCCGTACAAATTCTTCTGGCCGGCGGCAGCCGAGGGTACGTTCCCGTTGCCGGATGATTTCCCCGGCGGCGACAATGTGGGAGAGGGGGCGACTGGTGACCTGCCCGTATCTAGCCTGAATCTGCCCAGCCCGTGCTCAAGCAAAATCTTCATCGGTGGGCCGAACATCGTGTTTGTCGGACCTGCCGATCACGGCGACCCGACGCCACAGGATACCGGTTTCGTTGCGCAACCGCTCATCCCTGCTGGCACCAACTTCAACCTGATCGCGTCGCCAAGGCCCAACGTCGATCTGACGCTGACCTACGCACCCCGAATTCCGAGGCCGGTCATCCCGCCGCTTCCGGTCATTCCGGTGATTGATATCACGAAGACGTGGGTGGTTGACACCCAAAGCGGGAACAATCAGTTCGCCCTGCTGTCCACCATTTTGAGGGAGATCAACAGTGAGGGGAAGTTAGTCATTGACACGGATGCCCTGTGGGGCGACGGGACGGACGAGAAAGAGTTCGATTTCCGATTTGACGTCGAAGGCGATCAGTGGGGAGCCGGGACGGCATTTTTGAAATCTGATGAATAATCAGGCATCCGGGCAGTGCTTCGATGCGGGTCAGCCTGAACTCCCCACCATCGCCACGGGCCGTATCCGTGGTCGGTGCTCCGCCCTCAGATTTTGAAAGAGCCGTCGAATGGTAATCAAAATCGATTGGACTGTGTAGCCGGCTTCCACCCTTTTCTAAACGTCTTCGCTGCACGCTTGCGGCGAAGACGTTGTGCTTTGCGCCACGCGTCTTCCGACAACCGACACCAGTGAGTGTACCGGCCGGGCAGATCGTCACTCTCTCCGATGCGACCGAACGTGATGAAGCCTTCATCGTTCCACCGCTCGGCGGTACTGAAATCCTTCGGCGTCATGTTGATCGTGTTGACCTGCCCACCATAGCTGACCTGCCTGTCTTCGAAGTACAGCAGAAGCTCATGCTCACGTTTCTTCATCTCAATGCCTCTCTTGCTGTTTGGACGTAGGAACAAGGTTCTGCGTTTGCGATTCTCTCCAATGCCGATCGGAGTTTTGAATTTTCGCAGTGTAGACACTGCCGCCCGGTGCGGGCGTGCCCGCACGTCTCGCAGGCGAAGCAAGTCCTACCTTGGTCGGCGACGAACCGGTTCAGCCTGCGGTTCTCGCCTTCGAGTTCGGTAAGTGCCGCCCCTCTGAAGTGACATGCGAGGCCGTACCACTCTCTATTTAGAGTTTCGTACAAGTTCTGCGCGAAAGCCCGCACTTGTTCGTCAGTGATTTTCATCGTCATACTCTCGGAGTAAACCTTCGAGGTCGGAGTTGATTTCACAACGATTTACCGGACCCAGCATCCCCGCCTCATAGAACCCGTTGACTTTCAACTGATCTTGGTGCCCTGTTACCCAGTAACAGCCTTCGTTGTTCGATGCGATTGGATTCGGTAGCAACTTCGCTACCGCCGCCAACGTGCGCCGATTGTTGATTCGGTGGAAAGCCAAAGTCACATCGAAATGCTCGATGTCATCTGGAAGGTCCGAACATTCGATCATTTGTGCGAGGTATCGCAGTTGGTTAATCAGGTGTACTTTCTTCATTTCTTGACCTTTCCAAAATCGGGGCATTGCTTGTTTCTGCAACGATCCTCTTTGAAGCCGCTATGCTTTGATTTGCACGTCGGACAAGTCCACGTACTACTTTGCTTTAGCTTTCTGTTCATCGAGCACCCTGTAGAAGCTGAGTTGGTCGTGTCCGATACGTCGAATCAGTCGTTCGTGAATCTCTTCCAGTGAGAACGGTCGGTATTCGCCTAGTAACCGCTTCGCGTTGTCAACGCCGATGTCAATACTACGTCTCTCTGGAAACCGGTTATCCAACGTCTGCTCGCGCAATGAATGGACGTGCCCGTACACATGGCCGTGGCCGTTGTGGCTGCCGTCCCAGTACGCATGCGGGTAGTGACTGACCCAGATTTTGAAACCGTCTGGACATCTCACTGACAGACCGTCGAGAACTCGCGTGAACAACTTCGGATTTTTCTTGTCGTGATTCCCGCGGATCAAGACAACATCCTTGCAGGTGATCCGGTGTCGGTATTGCTCTTTACCGAAGTCGCCGGCGACAATCAGACGGTCGTTTCGATGTACGAGATTATTGATGTACGACAGCAGATGGTCATCATGCTCCTCGATCGTGCTGAACTGACTTCGGCTGGCGACATTCAGGATTTCAGGGGAGCCAAAGTGCGTGTCGGCGGTGATCCAGACTTTCATGCGAGTCCCGACAAGATTGAAAAAGAGACAGTGTCACCGGGTTCAATGGTTCGATCAAAACCCTGACAATGGATAGACTCACCATTTCGGTACAAAACCAACATGGTCAGGTCAAATGCGAAAAATGGGCTTTCTTCACACACTATCAATCCAGTGACCGGTTCGTAATGACATTGGAGAGTGGCAACTAACTCCAAGCCACGGTAGAAATGAATCACGAACTTCGGAACATCGACGCAGTGGCAGTCTTCAACCACGTTAAGGCCGATGTACTTTCTGGTTCCTTTGCAATCAGGACACATTAACGGCCTCGTCACTATGTGGGCAAAAGTCGCACGTACCTTGATTCACAATTCGACCGTTCGCCGGACACTCTGCACACCGACAGAATTTCGTAATCAACGCCGCTCCGCACTGTGGCCTTCGCTTCATGGTCAACTCGCGGTGACGGCATGGTGCCCATTCCGAGAGTTGTCGCCACGGATTGCTCGGGTCTCGCACGTAGCCCGCGTGCAGTTTCGGGATCGTCAACCCCGGAACCTTCTCGTAGGTCAGTGCATCCGGTTCGATGATCGGCAGCTTATACTTCGGCATCGCAGAGCAGTCTCAGCACAGCTTCCAGCCTTACCGACTGTACTTCAGGATCAAAGGTCTGGTCAATTTCAGCCACGTAAGGCGACGAGACGATTGCTGGGTCTACGAATCCAATCTCGTCGTCACCAACCAACTCGAAAATCTCGACACCGAATCGGTCCAGAATGACAGCATTCGGTTCTCCCTCGGGGAAGAACGTGTATGGAAATCGCCACTCTGAGTCTTGAGTGCCAAGTGGGGTTGCATTCCCCGGCGCAACCCCACAATCCGGCTCTGGTTCCCATTGCCCTTCACCGACGTCAATGTACCCGTCGATCACATCGCCAGTTGCGATCAGGGTATTCTGCACCCGCATCTCCCAGCGTTTGAACCCGCGGCCGACCCAGCCTCGCCCGCCGGATCGTCGTTGAATCACAGACTCTTCACTGCACGCCATTTGGGTGATCGTCAGCGGAATTACTTCCGCCATAATCCAACCGGCCCAGTCGAAGTAAAGAAATCTTCCAAGGTTCGGGAAGAAAAAATCAGTCACGTCGAGAAGTTTTTCGGACGTGTGATCCCGGTCTTCCTCTTCGCAGCAGCACTCGGGAAGTGATTCCAATGCTGCTACAAGCTCGTCGATCGTGGACTGCTTCCACAGTTCAGGCACCGGAGAGAAATTAAACTCTTCAGGACACATCTCCAATAGTTTGTCGATCGCGCCCTGCACGTCGGATCGTTTCCAAATGGCGGGGTCTTCCAGCAATTCGAGCGGATCGACGTTGCAGTTTTCCGCAGCGTCGTTTATGGTTTGGATCAGTGCGTTCCACGCTTCCGCGGAGTCTGCACCGTCGAGCTTGTAGACTGTCATGGGTACGTCTCACTGACCTCTTCGAGTGATTGTTCGAGTTCAGCGACTCTACTTTCGAGTTGAATCACGTCATCGTCACGCGATGCTGCCCCCTCTTCGAAGCCCGCGTCGTAATTGTCGGGTACGTCTTCCTGCGCCCTTTGCATGCAGTCGTCGCACGGATCGACAACCAATTCACCACGGTGGTAGGTCGCGTTCAAAGTGTTCCCACAATCACACACAACGTCTACGTCGATTTTAATTTCAGCCATTTCTCACCATTGAAGTTGAAGCATTCGTTTGTAAACTTCAGAGCATGCAATCGCATCCGACAAGGCGTCGTGCGGGTTGTCGTTGTTGACCTTTAGCTTTCGGCACAACCTCGTCAGCGTGAGTCGTTCAAAGGGCGGTTCCTCGGCGTTGAGCACCGCCCGGTCGTTCATCGCCGCGGCGATCGCCATCGTGTCGCGAGCGCGGACGTCGAACAGGTCACCCAACAAGTCGTCTCCCAGCCACGCCAGCAGAAAACCCCGCTCGAATGGCCAGTTGTGCGAGATCGGCACAGGGCGATAGCCGAGCTTCTCCTGCCACTCGATCAACAACTCCATCACCTTGTCGGAGTCGGGGGCGTGTAGCCTCAACTCTTCGAGCGATATCCCATGTGTCCGAGACGCGGCTATGTCCGACCGTTCCGGATACTCGGGCTTCAAATTCGTGTAGAACGGGGTGCCGGCAAACTGGAAATCCGAAGTGAGCGGTAGCACCGCCACTTGAATGATTTCGTGGTAGCCCGGTGCGGTCCCAGTCGTCTCGATGTCAATGGATGCGAACATGGTTAGTCTCGTGTGAAGTCTGCAATCAGCTTCGAAGCTGGTCCCGCGGGCGGCCGGTCGTCGTTGGCACGCTCACACATGATCGCGTCAATCAGGATTCCCAAACACGCCCGTGCGTGGGCGAGATGTATCAGCCCGGACTCGTTGTCGTTATCCTCGCCGTCAAACCACCGGTCGAGATGTCGCCTTGCGGCTGAAATGTAGATGGACGCGTTGATCTTTGTAGATCGCCAATTGAATGCTCCGTACTTCTCGGCCCCCAACTCCATGACCTTTGCTTCGATGATGTTCGCCGATGCGGGAATCAAATGCAGGTTCGGTTTCTTTCGACCGATTACATCCTTCGGGTTGCCGTCATCTGGGGCGTCATCTGGGGTGTTGTCGTCGGGTGCGTTGCCGAACACCTGAGCGTCGCCGAACACCCGAGCGTCGCCGAACACCTGAGCGTCGCCGTACACCCATGCGTTGCCAAACACCTGAGCGTCGCCGGACACCGAGGCGTTGCCAAACACCCAAGCGTCGTCGGACACCGAGGCGTTGCCAAACACCTGAGCGTCGCCGTACACCCATGCGTTGCCAAACACCTGAGCGTCGCCGGACACCGAGGCGTTGCCAAACACCTTTGCGTTGTCGGACACCCAAGCGTCGCCAGTTTGTGAGAGGTTGCTCTCACTTTCTAACCATCCACCAAGACACTGATCGGATACTCGCCGAATTCTTGTCAAGGTTCGGCCGAGGAAAACCATCTTTTCATCGGTGAAGGTGTACTTCACAGTTGCATTACTCATTGTACTCTCCACTTCAGGTTTGCAATCATCACCATGTTCTTACCGTCCCGCTCCCGCGGGTAGTTGTCCGGCAAGCGTTTGGACACTTTCTTCTGACTCCACTGACTACGTTCATCGATTGGTAACCAGTTGATGAACCGTTCGTAAACCTCACTAAATCGCACGGAATCCCCGACCGAGTTCTCACCGAATTCCGTCAGGAACTGCAACAACGAATCCTGATTCATTTCTTCGGCGGCCCGTTTATTAGCCGTCTCAATTGCACAGAGTCGCATCCGACCGCAGTGCGCCGGTAATGTCATTCCCATCAAGGTTCGCATGAACGCTGAAGATTCCTCTCGGAGTCTTGCCATCAACGTCGGCTTGGGGATGTCTTTAACCGGCGGTGGGACATTCAGGACGACGATCCGTGTGTCTCCGGGAAACACCGGGCAGGCGTCTCGCTTGTTTGCACACTGAATGAAGTGAAGCGTGTTCGGCTGTGGGTATGCGTCTGTCCGCATCTTGCGAATCCACAGCGTGCGACTCGTCACCCAGTCTTTGATCCTGTTGTAAATCTGCTCACCCGCGGTACTGAGGTCACGTTCTTCAACAACGGCAAGAATCGCGTTTGACAGTTCCCCGTTGAATTCTGTGTTGTTGGACAACGCTCGGTCTGCACTGCACACTCCGCGAGTCATCAACAACCCGATTGCTTCATGCAGAATTGACTTCCCGGTGTTCTGCCCGCCATACAGGAACAGATATGGCAGCGGCTCGAACGGTTCCCGCAGCATGCACGCAATCCAGAGCAGTCCGTAGTCATACCCGGTGCGTATGTTGTTGCCTTTCGCCCAACAAGATTCCTTCAGTGGCTGAGTCAGGTCTTGGAAGACATGCGATAGAACGGCGTCCCAATGTTCGTGAGGCCCGTCATCATCTGCGGGGGAAAAGGTGAATTGCGGCGCTCCGAGGTTCCACCGGCGATCGCCGGGGTACTCAGGTTGAAACGGCAAATTGACAAGGCCCCACGCGTCAACCACTGCCCCGCCCAAAATCTCTTCGGCTTCGGCTTTCTTGTGACCCAGTGAAACGAGATATGATCGAACATTGTCTTTGGATTTCCGGAACCAGCCAGTCTTCGTCTTCACTGCCCAACCGCCCTCATCGCCGCTGGATAGCACAAGGTGTCTGACAACTCCGTCGAAATCTTGTTTCGCGTCGTGTACGACAGCCCTGACTCCGAAAACGCGAGTGTACTTCCCGCGCTTCCGGACCCAGCCTTGCATCCCGTCAACTTCCTGCCCGACGACGTCGATCACGACACGTCCATCTTTTGCCGTCCGCATGACCGCGGTGTGGCCGTGGAGTGCCGGCAGTTTCACGCTGACCCCGAGTGAGGCGGCTGCCTCTTCGACCTTCCTCGGGTCGCTAAATGTGAATGTGCCCTCGTTGTCCGGGTCTTCCGTGCCTTGAAAGACGCGGCAAGCCGTTTCCAGATCGAGATCGCGGTTGTACGGGCACGACGTCCAGTCTGAGCCGTCCTGTTTCCAGAGCGGAGACTCGACGACACCGGGGGAGAACCGGTAGACCAGCCACGACCCGCCCGGCTCAGGGAAGAGGAATGAATTCGGCGATCCGGGGTCTCCCCCACTGGACAACGTCTCGAATCGACCCCGCAGTCCGAGGTCTTCGTGGACTTTCTTCAGCGCAGATGTATGTGTCTGAAGCAAGTGATGGTCGGCAACCCAGATCGTTGAGAACCCTGTCACCATCAAAGCGTCGATAACCGCATGATGCTCAGCGTCCAGAACCGTCGCCGGCCGAGAGTTTGCAAGTTGTTCGAAGGTGTCGTTAGCTCCGACGAGACGGACCTTCGACCGCCGCCGGGCGACAACCTCAAGGTGGTCACGCCAGTTCAGAGGCAAGTCAGCTTCGGTCAACACCTGCGTTGACGCCTTGATGAGAGCAAGTCCGCCGGCATCCCATGCTTTTCTATGCCAGAACCACATATTTCCGCCACAAGCATCGACCTGCGCGGCGAAATCGAATCCCGACTCGCTCGACAACATTCCGAGCACGGCACGGGCTAGAGCCGCGTGCTCGTTGTGGTTGGTCGTGGGAATGGCATCCAGCAAGACATACAGGTGGATGCCGCCGCCGCCTGTGGATCGTCGAACTTCGACGAACGGGAAGTCCGACGCGACAGCCTGCACATTCCGCAGTTCCGAGTCGGTGATCCCGATGCCCGCGGCGTGCCCAGTGATGGTGTCAAAATCGAAACCGACCCAACGGCTGACACGATCTCTCCAATCCCAACCGGTCGAGCCAATGGCTTCGACGTAGAGGTCAAGCGGGAAGCGGATGGTCCAATCGCTGAACTCCGGGTCGCTGCTGGCTTTACGGGGTATTCGGAAATTGTACCACTCGGTGATCCCATCCGACCAAGTATTCCGCTTCCCATCGACAGGCTCCCCGTCGCCGGCCAACACGTTGACCTGCGTTTCGAGGTCGATAGACCACCGGTCGAGCATCGCGGGGTCGTGATGCTCTTGATTTCGGATGAAGCTGGTGAGAGATTCGCTAACTCGCATGCCCCCAGTACACGAGTCACGGGCAAATCTGCGCGTGATTCTGGGAAATTCTTGAAAGTTCCGGACGATCGGATGATTTCCCTACTATCCGTGTATGGGCTTTGTAGAGGTCTACAAAAAGGTCTTATACAAAGAAAAATAGGGAAATGGTCCGATCGTCCGCGCGACGCGTCGATCGACGTAAGCAAATGATGACACTTCAACTAACAACGAATCTGAAAATCTGCTGACTTTTGCTAACAGATTTGCCGACTGGGCGTGTACTGTGGGCATGCAGATCGCCGTCGCAAACATTCGAGACCCAAAAGTTCTGCTGAGAACGGTAGACACCGGGTCGGTCGAGTTTCAGGAACTGATGGACTCGATTCACGATCGGGGGGTATTGAAACCTTTACTGGTCCGCCCATTTGGAGCTTTCTACGAACTGATCGACGGGATGCACCGCCTGATGGCTGTGCGGATGCTTGATCTTCTCACCGTCGATGTCAAGGTCATCGACTGCGACGACAACGACGCTCTACTTCTCCAACTGCAAGCAAACGCGATTCAGGTGCCGACGTCTCCGGTCGATTATGCGAGGCGGCTACGTCACCACATGGACCTCAACCCGACGCTGACGTTGTCGGGCTTAGCACGCGTCCTCAACAAGAGTACGCAGTGGGTCCGACAGATTCTCGGCCTACTCGGCCTCTCAGAGGATGCCCGTAAAGCCGTCGAGCGGGGCGAGATTTCCCTGCGGTCGGCCTACGAACTGCGAAAGCTGCCGCACCCCGATCAAGATCGGTGGTTGCCGCGGGCGGTTGTTTGCAGTGCGAAGCAATTCGTCGCCGAGATCGCTCCCGCTGTCCGTGCCTACGTCAACGGCCGGCAGCAGGGGCGATACGTTCGAACGAGTGGTGAGCCGAAGGCGTACCTTCGGTCTTTGAAAGAAATCCAACACGAATTGGAGAACGAAAATGAAGCGTCTGCTGTAATCACCGTTGAGGGAGCAAAGAACTCGTTGGACGGATTCAAAGCAGCCCTCAAATGGGTACTGCACCTTGACAACTTCACTATCAGGAAACGCAATGAGCAAAACCGCAACGAAACCGAAAGGGACGGCTGAGCCGGAGACCGGCCTAACCGTCGCATCCTTGACCAACCTGCCTTCGACTGAATTCGCATCCAGCGATTACGACGACCTGTCGAAACGCACCGAGTTCCTCGGCCGCGTGCAACTGTACTCGAAGGGCGAGGCTATCGACACCGGCAAGGTCCGTCCGGGTCACTATGGCATCCCCGAGAGCAAAGAGAAGATCATCGAACTCGGCAACAGCATCGACATCCTCGTCCTTGCTCGCCGACCGAAAGCGATGGACTTGTCCGACATCAAAGACATCGTTACGGTCTATGACTCGGGCGATCCCGAGTTCCAGCGGATCAAAGAGACGTCGAGCAAATCGAACTCCGGCTGCATGTACGGCGTGTCGTTTCTGGTCTGCGAGCGCTCGACGGGTCGCTTCCTCGAACTGTTCTTTGGCGGCAAGTCGAGTCGCCCGGTCGCCGCGGAAGTCTATCCGTACATGCCGGCCGAGGACAAGGCTCCGCAGCCTTTGACGCTCAAGTCCAAGCTGGTCAAGAACAAAGCCGGCAACACGTGGTTCGTCCCCGTGGTCGTCCCGTGTTCTACGCCGATCGACATCGACGCCGCCAAGGCAATCGATGAGATCAACAAATTCATCAACCCGCCGAAGACGGAAGTCGTCGAACAGCCGGCCAACCAGCGGACTCGATAACCGTGCAAGCTCTACTCATTCAATCGCCGCGCGTTGATTTCGCGAAATTCCTGCAAACGTGCGAGAAGTTGTTACCTCATCGCCCGGCCGCACTCTCTGATGCGAGTCCCCGGCGATTGAGTGAGTTGGAGCGATGGCTTTCTTGTCTGGCCGGCTTCCGTGCGACAGACGACATCGAGTCTGACGTTGCTAGGCACGCGATGCTCAGTGTTTTGATCTGGGCACCGCACGATCAACTGCGGGAATTCGTCGAGTTGTGCGGCCTGCCGCACATCACGACGCACACGGTGAACTTCGCATTCAGCGCGGCCGTTGTCAGCGGAACGTTGTACCACTGGCAGCGGTTGACGGTCGATCGTCCTCATTTGCAACCCCTCGTCGATGACATTCACGCACAATTCAAGCTCGCCGGGGTGCCGTTGTGAAACTGATTCTCTTCGACCTGCTCACCGTCGCGTTCCTTATTTCGATTCCGGCCGCCGGAGTCTTGTCCGTCGTCTGGTTGTCCGCCCTCATTCACGACAGGTTGTTCAAATGACAAAGCCTAACCCTGATGATTACGCAGCCCTTAACACCACGTGGTTGCCGAGCATTGTGCAAACCCTTCAAGCTGCGGAAGAGATGAACAAGGTGCAAACCGAGTTCTTTATGGAGTTTGACGAAATTCGACTTTGGCACGGTGACGGGTGGAGTCCCGGATTCATCGTAACCCGTGATGACGAGTTCGTGTTCGTACCGGATTACAAAGATCGATGATCGAACAGACCCACTTCATCCTGCCCAGCGGAAAGCGTTACCGGAAGCACCCGGTCACGCTCCGACACGACGGCGACCAAATCTGGTTCGTCGAGTCGCCCTTCGCGTTGAAGGATGAGATCAAGGCAATGCAGGGTGCGAAGTGGCATGGCTTCGACGACGACCCAATCAAGCAGTGGTCGATCAAGGATACGCCGCGGAACCGGTTCAACCTCGGCTACCTCAAAGGCGAGAATGTCTACGAGTGGTTTGACCGACGTGTTGAAGATCGAGGGTTCTCAGACTTCGGCGGTGAATTCAGTCTGATGCCGCATCAGATAGAGATGGCGAGTTCGGCACTCACCCACCACTACCAAATTTGGGCAGTGGAAATGGGCGCGGGAAAATCTGCCGCAGCGCAAGCAGTAATCGAGAAATCGGGTAAGCGTAATTGGCTCTGGGTCGGACCAAAGAATACGCTACCGACTATTCAATTCGAGTTCGAGAAGTTTTCGTTCCCCTTTTCAAATTTCAACGTCCGATTCATCAGCTTCGAACAACTCGTCAAGGCCATTGCTGAAGGTCTTGAGACGCCTGACGGGATGATCGTTGACGAAGCGTCAAAGGTCAAGACAGCAACGGCCCAGCGTTCGAAGGCTGTGCAGAGCGTGGCGGACCGCATCCGCGACAAACACGGTTACGACGGGTTTGTTATCCTGATGACCGGTACGCCGGCAACGAAATCACCGACTCATTGGTGGAAGCAATGCGAAATCGCGTGGCCGGGGTTCCTGCGTGAGGGGAGTCCGCAGTCGTTGGAGAAGCGACTGGCATTCATGGTTGCGGAAGAGTATGCGGCCGGCGTCTTCAACAAGCGGGTCGGATGGCGAGACGACGAGCGGAAGTGCAACGTCTGCGGGCAACCCGAGGATGAACATAGTGACGATCACGCGTGGGAGCCGTCTGTCAACGAGATCGCCTTGCTGTACGAACGACTGAAGGGACTCGTCATCATCAAGCACAAGAAAGACTGCATCTCGCTCCCGGACAAGAGATATCGCACCATCCGATGTCAGCCAACCGCGTCGATTCTCCGGGCCGCGAAGACTTTGGCGGATTCCGCCCCGAACACCATGACCGGCTTGACATGGCTGCGGGAACTCTCTGACGGGTTCTTGTATCGCGATGAGAAAGACGGAGTCCAGAAATGCGACCATTGCATCGAAGGTAAGGCACTCGACTGGCAGCGCAACGATGAGGACCGGTTCGAACAAGTCGAGATCACCTGCCCGAAGTGTCGTGGGACGCTCGAAGTTCCGCGAACGGTTCGAGTCTCGAAAGAAATCCCGTGCCCCAAGATCGACGAACTCAAGAACCTGTTACTTGAGTGCGACGAGACGGGGCGGATTGTGATCTTTGCGGGTTTCACTGGCTCGATCGATCGGATTACTGCTGAAGTGCTGAAAGCGGGCTGGGACGTCTGGCGGTGCGATGGCCGGGGGCAATCGATCACCACCAAAGACGGGCAGTCGAGTCTCGACCCTCTTCGGTATTGGAAGAATTGGGACAACCCGCGGGTTGCGTTTGTCGCCCACCCAAAGTCGGGCGGCTATGGACTGACGTTGACCGAGTCTCGAATGGCCGTGTTCTACAGCAACGTCCATGAGAGTGAAGTCCGGGTGCAAGCCGAGGATCGCATCCATCGTAAGGGGGCAGATGAGAATCTCGGGTGTGAGATTGTGGACCTGCTTCACCTGCCGACCGACGAACGCGTGTTGGAGATCGTCCGCGAGGATCGAAGGATTGAGATGTTGACGATGGGCGAGATTACGAGAGGGATCGAGTGGGAAGCCGAATAACCTGTACATGTTGCAGTCGTTCGCTTCCAGTCGAGATGTACTACCCGCGAACGTCGAACAACAACGGCAGACGTCAGCCGTGCAAAGATTGCACGTCAAAACAAAACAAAGAGTACCGTGATCGTCCTGAGAACAAGCATCGAAAGCGGGAACTGTCGAGAGTCTATTATCGCCGTCCGGGAGTTCGCGAACGTGTCCTTGCGAAGAGTCGTAAACGTCGCCGCACTGACCATCTGAAGTACAAGTTTGGGTTGACCCTTGATGACGTGATAAGGATGCGGCGGGCGCAAAATGACCGGTGTGCGATCTGCAAAGAGATATTCGAGAAGACTCCACATATCGACCACGACCATCAAACCCGAATAGTTCGCGGACTACTTTGTTCACGCTGTAACACGGGATTAGGGATGTTTCGAGAGGACCGGAACTTTCTCATGGCTGCTGTAAGATATCTGGAAACGAAGGTGAAGTGATGGACAAGTCCGACATCCGGCAATTCGACGGTTCCGTCTGCGGATTCATGGGAGCCGTTGAGCGGTTCGAACATCAGATCACTCGTCTGGCTCAATTGATGAGTATGCAGGCTGAGAACGACCAACGGAAGGTGTTGGGACACTCGATGGCTTATACCGAAGAGGACTTTGTCAATGTCTGAACTCCGATTGGCTCAACTGTTCCATGATACCTACGAGCGACTTGCGCCAGAGTTCGGGTACGAAACCCGTCTCGAAACACGGACGTTCGATCCGGAGTCATCGAACGGCCGCTTGATGCTCGCCGTCTGCAAAGAGCTTCTCGATCTTGGCTACGTGCGTCACTACGGAGAGGGGACGGTCAAAATCGCCAAGCGGCATTATGAAGATTTGTTGCGGTCACAAGGTCGTCTCGAATACCTCGAAGGACACGGCGTAGACAACTGGGAAGGATACGCGGACGCGATGGAAGAGTTCGAAAGGTCCGGTGAATGGTGATTGAGCGTTTGAAAACCTTCGCCGAATGGGTTGCCATCGTGGCCATTTTCGGAATCACCGGAGCCGTGGTCATAACGGGGATGGTGGTTGTGGTCATAATGTTGTGGTGCTTCTGGACTGAATTCATTCCTGATTTGTGTGGTCGGTAGTTGTTGGGGAATTCGGTCCCCTGTAGACGTGGGGCGAACTGACGCCCAAGTCGGACGAGTGAAGCGGCCATGCTTGAGCTTGCTGCGATGACTCCGGCGGACACGACGACCCGACCAAGG